CTTAACTCTTATTTGTGCAGGAAATGTCACAGAACCTGTTGATCCATCAATCAGTGATGGGTAAAGGATAACCTGCCAATAGTTATCCTTATCGCGAGCGCGAAAGACGATTCCTGCATATTGCGAAGTACTGGGAAGTGCCGCATCAGCAGAGGCTGGGAACGATAAAAATACTTCGCTACCACCGTTCCACATTTCATCAACAAATGTAGAGAAAGCAATCGCTTGCACGTTGTTCGAGGAGACAATCAAACCGCCGCCATCGGTGCGCAGTGTACCCGACGACTGATCGGCGCTGTGCGTCATGCCGCCATAACCCGTATTTGTCGTATCCGACCAAGTATCATAACCAACACCTGGATCGTTCCACTGGTAAGACTGCTCTGACTTGTACTTGTCGGACATCCAAGCCAGCCGATCTCGATCGTGAATGATAATATTCTGTACTGGCGTCTGGCTCTCGATCTCAACCGAATCAACCTCGGTAGTCGCCACTAATACATAATATGGAACGCCTGCACTGGCACTGAAGTAACCCCATTCGTGAGTCAGAATGTCGCCTGGCTGAACAATCTCTGCACCTGATAAATGAAGTGTACCAAGATCGGCTAGTCCGTCCGACTCAAACCGATTGAGAGTCAGCGACGACTGGAACGAGTCGTTTACCGAGGCTGAGTAATCGTTGATAAGCGGCGTTAAATCAAACTGCCCGGCGGTTGTACCCGGCCCAATATGCGGCCACGCGCCAACTTGATAACTGTACCAAGAGAAGCGCATCAACCAACCATCCTGACCAACTAGTTTGTAGCCGTTCGGTCGCAAATAAACATTACTATCATGTGCCGCTTTATCGACATAAAAGAACGCCCAAGGATCGTAAAGGATACGTCCACTCGACCAGAAGCGCCCATCTTTGGTTGTATAAGTACGCACTGATCCGAAAGGCGCAATCGCCTGATCGGAAAGATAGTCTGCCCCATCCTGCGAAACAGCCGTGGCAACCACCAGATTATCCACGATCGATAGACGGCCATGCACGCGAAACAGGTTTGGCCCGGTCATGTCCAAGGTATCCACCCTGTAGTGATCGCTCCAAGAACGGCCTAGCAGCGAGTAACGAAAGCTGATCAAACCGCTTTGCGAGTAACCTAGTTTCTGTACAGAACGGCCAACTGTCTTAACGCCTGGTCGTTCGGGTAGGAAGGTCGAGACCAAGATGATGTCTTGTCCGTTGTAGCGCACGGCGTCCATCTCGTGCATTCGATGCTGCCAAGTGATGTCCGAGTAAATCTCGTACCAAGTTGCTGCCTGTGTGCCAGCCGTGCTAGGCGCATATTCGTAGGTATAGAAACGATAACAGAAACCGTCACCACCATCACCCAGACTGTTGCGATAATAACGTGCCACATGCACGCAGGTCGGACTGGTTGCGGCCAGAAAGTTAACATACGCATAGACGGTTGAAGTTTGTGAAATGGTCGAATCGGTGATCGCCCGATCCCACGGCACGTATTGGAACTGAACCTCACTACCGAAGTTCAAACCGTCGGTCGAGTCGCGATAGCTAATAAAACCATTAGACGCGACGTAAAACAGGCGCAGCAATGAGCCATTGGTGGCAAGACTGGCAATTGGCATTGGTGTTGGTGCGCCGAGTGTTACCGTGGCAGTTGCCAGCGTTTGTGTATCAGCCAGAGTTCCCGAATGTATTCCTGTTCCAAAAGTAGGTGTGACTTGAGTAATGTGAATAACGTCTGAAATAGACACATAAGTTAACTTACCCAAAAACTCAAGTGCATCAAAGCCAACGACAAGCACTGGCGCAGGGAGACCTGTCGTTGGCGCATAATAACGGTTGTCTAACGTATGCGGCATACCTATCATTTTACGCGCACCAGCATAGCGCGTGACTCGGTAAGCTGGCCCGATGCTCGATCCGGTGAGAGCAGCATACTCGTCGTTACTCAGTCCACTTTCAGCTTGTGTAATCGTCATAGTGAGTTGTCCGTTAGTTCAATCGGGATGTCGTAAGTGTCAAGTGCCACTGAGAAAGGCTTTAGTTCTTTCACGTTCAACAGGTAGCTTTTCCGGTAAGGCGTATGGTCTACCCCGTCGGCACAGTGATTGTTTTCAATGAACCATACAAAACGCCCGTTCATATCCAGTAGTGCTTTTACATAAGTATCTATCGATCCGGTGAACGGATTCCAATAAGTATCCAATGCGCGCCCGGTGGTCAGGCGAAGGAGCAAGTTCCAGTTTTTAAGCTGAACCAATGTGCCGTCTGAGTAGTTGTACAAACTGTGCGCGCGTACACTGCCTGTCACTGATCGCCGTACATCCTGAAAGAGCACCGGGATTGGATGATAGCCGATAACTGCAAACTTGAAAGCGGGCGCATTATCCGCGCCCGTATGCGTCAGATCAAGATGGATATGATTTTGAGTATTGGTAGACATGATTAAAAAGGCGGCCTGTCAAGCACCGCCCAATGTTCCTATTTGAATGAACGATCGTACTCTTTGAAGGCACTCAACGCGCTTTTAACGTCATTGGTGTAAATCGTGGCCGAGGTCGCTGGCTTACTGGCAATGTTGCTCAGGTGCGTGTTGATCGATGTGAGCAGTTGATGTGCTTTGGTATCGGCAGTAGATGCCGTACTCGCGCCTTGTGCGCCTCCGTGATTGTGATGTGGGTTCGACGGCGGATCACCTGTGCCTGGATCGGTACGGTTACTACCCACTCCGCCGGGACTACGAACAGTGGGCGCGTTTGCCAGATTGAACAAGGTCTGAATGAGCGGAGACATTGCGTTTTGAAAAGTAACAGCGAAGTTCTGGATAAAGGTGTCAGCTTGCGAAGTCGTATTCGTCAACGTGGTTTGCAGTTCAACGCCCATTGCATCGATCACGCGCTTCTGATCAACCTGATTGGCTGCCAGAAGTTTAGGATAGGTCACGCTATACCACAGTGCCGCCGCCTCTTGTTCCAGTGTTACCTGATGTGAGAGTTTAAGCTGAGCCTGATATAGCCCTTCTTGCTTGACCGCCAGTTGGGTAGCGTGTTCGTTTTCCTTGACCGCGTAGAACTGACTGAGTTCAGCTTCCTTGCGCTGCATCTCAAGCCGCTGAATCTCGTACTGTTTACCCTGCTCGAAGAACTGCCGATCGACCCTCAGCCGCTCTTGCTGCATGGTCTGATCTTGCTCAAAGAAACGCTTTGCGCGCTCTTGTGATTCTAACTCCCAAGTACGCTTTGTGTCAATGCGTCCTTTTTCATCCTGGCTATGTGACTCGCGCATTGTTTCGTCAACAACCGCACGCTCTTTGTTGCGGATCAAATCCTGTCGATCGCGCCCGCGTGCATACTTGATATTCCGGTCGGCGTCCTGCATAGCCCAACCAAAATGAAGCTGTGATTGATCCTCACTGAAAGACCAGTCACGTTTGTTCCAGGTGTTTTCCTGTGCAGAAACCTTGGCATTGAAACCTTGCGTCTCGTAGAACTGGGTGCGCTGAACACCCATCTGACGCTGTTGGAAATCAAAGCCATAGCTCGTTTGTGCCCATCCGAGTTTCGCTTGACTTTCGGCTAACCCGATTGAACCGCCACCGCCTACATAGTCCTGCCGCCCACTCATTGGGTTATAGAAAGACCCACCCAGTGAAAACGCGCCTTGCTGCTGCGTGCGCTGTGCCTGAATACCCAACTGGTAGCGCGTCTCGCCATAACCTAAAGCGTGCGACTGCGCTTCCTGTGCCCAACTCTCGGCCTGATGGATGGGTTGGCCGAGTGCGTTCTCGGTTTCAACCGCGCCTAAAGATTTACCGTATTCGGTACGTGCGAACTGCGAGGTGGTATAAGAATCGCCCCCTTGCAGGCGACTCATAATACGATTGCCATAGTTAGTCAGCGGCCCAACTTTGGCAACCTGACTGATAGCATCATCAGAACGCGCACCAAGCCCCACCAGCGTGTTAATCTGCCCCGTGGCAGCCCCTAGTTGCTGATTGGTATAGTTCTGCCCGAAAGCAACTGCTTGTGCCTGTACATCGCCCCGGTTGACGTTCAGACCAAAGTCAGCCTGCATACTGAGTACACTAGACGTGCGACTCTGTTCCTGCACAGAAAGACCAGTGAACAATCCCTTTGCTTTTTCATAATCCATACCCAGGTCTTGAGCATGTTGGGCATTGTTGACAATGACATTGCCGAGGTGCGGTGTTTGTCCAGGTGCAAACTTAGCAGCGGACTTCTGTGCATCTGGCCCGCTAACGCCCGCCTCCATAGCCGCACTGATATCCGCACTGTACACACCGTATTGACCAGCCGACATCGTGAGCGCATCTTCGGCTGCCTGACTTACATCGCCACCCGCCAAAGCGATAGCCCCAAGCGAGCCGCCTACTTGCCCCGAACGAGCCGAGCCTAACTGTTGACCGATCGCGTTAATGCGATTGGCGCGTTTCTGTTTACCTTCTTTGGCTGACCCGTTGATTGCATTCAGCAGGTCTTGCGAAGTACCGTTTTCATCAAACCCATGTTTTGCCGGGCCGCCATCGATGTCACCAGACGCCACATCAGCGCCCGCCGCCCCTGCGGAGGCCAGTAAGTTTGCACCCGCTGATGCTGTTAGTGGGCTGGTGTTCCCGATCATGCCGCCGATTGCCAGCGGATCAACACCTGCACCAGTCAGCGCATTGGTGGCATTACCCATACGAGCGCCATAAGCGGACTTGGCGTTGCTCTGGATAAGGAAATCAGCTACCGAAGGCTTTCCATCTGCACCGAGCGGCGCAGTGGTATAATCCTTTAAGGTGTCCTCGTAGTTTTGTGTCCCGGCCACAAAGCCCATCTGCTGCGCGTATCGTGAGGATTCCGATTGAACGTGCGTATCATTGGCATCTTGAATGATACCAGCCGCTGTCAGTGCCCCTAAGTTCGCCTGATATTCCTCGGCGGTTCGATTTAGTTTATAAGCCGGACTTTGTTTAAGCGCAGCTATCTCGGCTATATACTTCGGATCGGCTTGTACTGCTGCCTTTACTTCATCATCTGTTAGCGCTTTTACAGGTTGTTTTGCGCTACCGCCCAGATGAACTGAAGGAATCCCTACACCCAGTAAGAAACGAAGCGCTCCATCGTCGGGTTTTGGTTTTGGCTGCGCGGCAGTCAGTGCATCTTCATAACGGGTCGTAACGGCTAGTTCTTGATTCGCTCTCGCAAGTGGATCGCCGCCAGTAGACGCTTTGATGCCAATCGATTGAGTAGCGATATATAAAGCGTCGGTTTTCCCGTCCGGCGAGATACCACGCAGATGATTGTCGTAAACAAACCTTTTAGCCGCATCTATTTGTTTATCAACAGCCGTTTGCGACTTGCCTACCGCCCAACTCTCCTCGTTATACACGCCCGCTGCAAAAGTATTTTTCGCCCAACTGGTATCACCAAACAGCCCGTTGATAGTAGCACTGGCTGCGAATACACCGCGCTCTGCCGTGTTTACAGCATCTTCAAGGCCAAAATGCCCACCATACGCCTTACTAACATAGGGGATTGTATTCGCAACTGCAACACCCAACCCAGTGCCAACCATAGCCGCGCCAGCCAGGACGCCTACCCCTGCCGCTTGCGAGCCGATTGTACCGCCAAGCGCACCACCTAGTCCTTTAGTACCCATCGGCACACCGGGCTGCTCGCCTATACCGAGCATCTGTGGTACTTGTCCGGCCAGTACCGCACCGCCACCAAGCCGTGCAAAGGCTGCAACATCGGCTGCGCCACGATTTCCGCCAAGTATACGGGCAGGCGTGGTCGTCAGGTAGTCAAAGTTATCAGCGTCAGCCCGATCCATATTAAACTGAAGGTCTTTACGCTTTGACTGGTTCTGCGCACGTTCACCAAAGCCATTACCTGATCCGATCGAGAATCCCCGATCTTCGGAAGCGTAGCGCTGGATGCCTTGCTCGACTTCTCCGATCGTACCTTGAAACGCTGAACGAATGGCACGAGCGGCGTACAGCATCTCGAAGCCGCGCCCACCGCTGTTGTTGACATTTCGCGGCCCGCCGAAAGCGATACCCAGGTGATCTGCGTCACCTGCCACTGCGCCTTCACGCCCAGGAATGATGAACTGATTCTGCATGGCACGCTCAATGCCACCCAGTTTAGCGATGCGTTCCTGGTAGTAAGACGAGTTGGAAGTAAGTCCCTCTAACTTCTCTTTCCCATCTTTGTTGGCAGAAATCTCGTGATAGTTCTCGCGGCTGTGAGCGCGTAACGCTCCGGTACGTGGTGCGTTTTCACCACCTACATCACCCGATATTTGATCGACCGAGTTGGTAAGCAGCTTAAAGGCAGCGTCAGCAACACGCTTTGCTATTTCATGTTTTTGGATAAACTCAGGATCGTTCTTATCGATCTCACCGACCATCTTATCGACATGGCGGCGTAAAGCAGTTTCACTAGCCTTGAGTAATCCTGCAATCTGCTGCGTGACCGATCCGGTAGTTGGACGTTCGGATTGCGCACCCTCACTAAGTGCGGCTGACGCGATACTGTGCGCTGCGAGTAGCTCCTCGCCTTGCACGGTGACACCCTTAGCGGGCATTACATCGCCAGCCAGTGTTAGCGATGCACGTTTGAGTTCGCTAGGCAGATCGGCCTGATCTTGCCTGCCACGAGCCGCTGGTGCAGTACCTGCGCCAATACGGATACGACTCGGCACAGGCATTGTATCGGCAGCAATACCATTAAAGGTGCTTTGTGCCTGTTCGTGGGCAGGCTTGATCGGCTGCATTGTATCGAGCACGTCATCCGAAGTTGCATCTTTCAAAGCAACAGCTAAAGGATGATTGTTATCGATGTCTCCGCCCGACGCGCGTGCCGCTTTACGAGCATCAACAAATCGCTTGCGAAGTTCTTGTTTGTAGTCCTCGCCATAGTTGCTTTGCGAGAGACGGCGCGGCGCATGAGTCTCATAATCTTCCTGCGCAGAAAGAGGCCCTGATTGAGCTGCGGCGCTGTCGTATAGACTTGGATCAAGATCGTCCGGCCAGTCATCTGGCAGAGTCGCTGTGGGTGGTTGTGACGGCGGTTTACTGCCACCATTCCCCGATCCGGTCTGAGTGGGTGGAGAGATTACGCCCGTTTTAGCAAGTGTTTGAGTAGCTGCCGTGTGCGAGTTGGCAGGCTGAGCACCCGGTGCACGGGTTGACGCTGGCATCAGACCAGAGAGTTCGTCCCCTTGAACCGTGGCTGGTGCAGGCGGGTGGGTTGACGCTTGAGTCAGACCAGAGAGTTCGTCACCTTGCATCTGTGTGGTAACAGTCGAGACCGGACTTGATTGAGCCGGAGTTTCTTTGTCGAGAACTGCCAACTGATTAGCAAAAGACGTGCGGGTCTGTTCGGCAGATCGCGCACTACCATTAACGATAGGGTTAAGTTGACGAGCAGGAATGGCAGTAGTTGTCTGCGCAGGTTGGGACGTGGGAGATACAGGAAAAGTTTGATCGTGCGTATTTTTAGCAGATACAAAACGGCCCTTGGCGTCGCGCGTGCGAACACTGGCTACTGGCGGTGTAACGGAACTTCCGTCGCCTGGCAAACTAAAGTCAGGCGCTGTATCGTTGCGCCATTTTGCGTCCTCAGGATTGTAGCCTGTGCCGTATCTTGTACGATCCTTAATCGACGGCGCTTTGGTGTCCAGTGGTGTACCTGGCGCTTCTCCTTCATGGTGAATAACACCCTTTGTCATACGTAGAGCGCCACGCACGGCACGCAATGGCACTCCAGCAATGTTTGCCAGTGATTGTGCCCAATGCGACTTTGACCCATCAAAAACGCCCATCTGGTCAAGCGTATTGGCAACTGTCTTGACCGTCGCCGGATCGAGACGTTCAGATAATCCCTGAGCGTGCCCATAGAACTCGCGCGCGTGATCCTCGGTTAGTTCATCGGGATGAACGATCCCAAAAGCTACCGATGCAAAGCTGAACATATCGCTGATGTGTGTAACGTTCGGCGCAACTTGTCCGGTGAACATCGCCTCGCCAGCCGCGCCACCCGTAAAACGATCAAGCAGATCACCTTTGGACAACGGCTTATCACCAGGCTCTTGAAGGATAACGCCGCCGCCAGATGTCGATACAGCGCCAGCATTCACTGCCCCGCCGCGACCTAAAACAACCGCAGCATGACCCGCTTCGTGAGCTAATACCTGCTCGTAACTATCGATGCCCACCCTCTTTTTACCAAACAGGCGGTTCATTGTTGCTTGCTGAACTTTCGAGTCAGCTTCAGCAAACGAGTTCTTTGGCATCGCGCCCTGCTCGTTCAGCAACCGCGCAGGCAGCAGATAGTCCGGCTTCTGTTCAGATTGTGTCGTTTTACCAGTCTCGGCGTTGAATAGAGACGCAGTAACCCCTTGTGCTTCTGCGTGGTTGAACGCGCCTTTAACGTCAGGAGATTTACCGTTCCACAACATCAGCGCCCGATCGTCAGCGCCTAGACTGTCGATGACCTGCCGATCACGATCGTTCTCAGCCGCGCGTGGTCGCTTCTCGTCAGACTGATGCTGTGTATATGCGCCACCGCTTTTGTAAGTCTTGGTCGATGCGTCGTAACCGCCACCACGATAGGCCGGATGTTCACCTAAACCGTGTGTGTTAATAGGCATCTTGCGTTTAGCTGCTTCGTCAATCACCAGCGGATCGATACCACGCTGATCGTCGCCAGTGTGAACTTCATAACCAGCCGATTGAGCATGATCGAGCGCTTTCAGTGCCCGCTGTGCGATCGGCGTGTTGCGATAACCGACGCCTTCTTTGTCAGTTTCGTATTTGTTGCCAGTGACAAACAAGCGCTTTGGCTGTGCGGGTGTGCTAGCTTCCTGCGCAGGAACTGCGGGAATCACAGCGCGTACAGCTTGCTGATCAGTGGCAGTTTGGCTGCTGGCCGCCAGCCATTGTTTTCTTTTTTCTTGAGCTACACGATAAGCGGCATTTTTTGTTTTAGCTGATTCGTTTATAAGATCAGGATGATAGACGCCGTAATGCTTATTTTTGATGCCCCATGTTTTAGGCTTAGTGGTCTTGACCGGATCGGCCTGAAGATCGCCACTAAGAGAAAGTTGATCGCCACCCTCTTTATTAACGGCAGTATCGGCAATCGGCGCGCGCTTGTCGAACTTTGCCGCCAGTAGTTTAAGCTTCTTTTTTTGTTCAGGTTTTACAGTATCAGTAACTGGCTGTGGGCTGGCGGGTTGTGTTTGTACGGCGGGTCGAGTATTTTCTTGTACAGGAACGGGCGGCAGTGTGGAAGCTGCTGCAAAGCCGGAAAGTTCATCGCCTGGCGGCACTGGCGGTGGCACGATAACTGCATTGCCAGATAAGGGATCGCCTATCGGTTCGGGCGGTGGCGGCGTAATCTTTGCAAAACCAGATAGCGGATCACCAGCACGCCATTCAGCACTTTTAGGATCGTAACCTGGTTCATATTGAGGATCATAACGACCATCACTCGTTGTTTTGCGTAACGGTAAAGGAGTTCCGGGGTCTTCATAGTGATTATGAATAACACCATCCGTTAAATCTAAGTAATCAAATCTAACCGATCGGGCGATGCCATTGTCGAACTTATCATCGAGATCTAGAAAACTATCCGCCTCATATATAAAAGGCCCGGTTCTATGAAGCGCATCGCCAGTTTGTGCATGAAGTTCTTTGTTAAACCGCAATGATGTTTTTTGAGCATATTTGTAAAACTCGTTCGCATGATTTTGAGTGAGTTCATCATAACTCTTGACACCATCTGTCAAAGCGGAAAACTGGAATATATCTACTATAGCACCGCGACTTCTCAACGGGTACGATGCCGCAGTAGCACCGACAACACCTCCTACGTATTTATCTAGAAGGTCACTGCCAAGATAACTTGGCTTGCCTACAGCAGAGCTAACTTGTCCACCCTCATGAGCGGTAGCGAAAAAAGAGCCAATACCAGTGCCCTGGGATAACTCAAAAACTCCGTGACCTGCCTCGTGCGCGAGAGTTTCCTCATAGAAAGCCTGCCATGGCTCATCGGGCATTATACGTTGCGCCGATGCCCATATATTCTCCATTGGATCGGAAAAGTTTTTTGGCAGCGCAGTGATTTCACTAGCCGAAAAAACCCTGAACTCGGCTGATGGCTGTAACGCAATCGCATCTGGCGAGGTGGGAAGTGTGTTAAGGCCACCACGCTTGGGTGGTGCAGATGAAGTCGCAGCAAGCAGACGTGCCGGATCGGTCTGTTTTGGCATTGCATCGTATGTACTCTGCGAATGAGCGTGCAAACTGATAACTGGACGCTCTGCATGATCTGGCGTATCAGAAGCCGACTGTTTTCCTTTTATCGTGCTGTCCGCCGGATAGCCACCATAAAACCCAGGACTGCGCGCCGAGGTTTTCAGGGCGTCGGCATCTGGATTACGTTTTGGCGCGTGCTCTTTGGTGACATACTGGCGATCGATGTCCCACCACTCGCGCTGTGCAGGCTGCGGGGCAGCCAGTAAACGGGCCGGATCGCTGATCGGCTGCGGGCTGGTGGCAACTGGCGCGGCAGTTTCAGAGAAAGAAGTACCCACCGATGAAGTATCGGCATCTTTCAACCAGGGCATCGCTTCGTCGCCGTTTGGTTTATCGCGTGGTTTATCGAACCAACGAGTCTCGTTGTCGGCAGCAGTATCGGCACGCCGCAGATTGCGCTTGGCTCTTTTCTGCTTATCGTCAAGTTTCTTGATCAGCGGATCGGCTTCAACCCCCCAGGTTTTGAAGAACTCTTCCTTGACCTTTTCCTCGCGCCTTTCAAGTCTTTTTCGTTCTTGATGCAAGCCGGGAAGTTGTGGTAACTGTTCTTCTTTCTCAGCACTCCATGTACTTTGTATACCACGCACATATTTATTACGCTGTGCAATAGACTTTTTGTTGTCTCGGCGATTTTCTTGAATGCCCTTGATCTTCTCAACATCAGCCATCAGCGAAACTTTACGATCGTCGGTCATTTCAGGGATTTGTTCTTCGAGGTCTTGCTCGCGCTTTGGACGTGCTACAAGCGGTGTCCCTGGAGCAAGCCGGGACGTAATAGGGTAGGCATAGTTGGCCGCCCACTTATGACCAAGCGTACTGCGTCGTTTAGCTGCCGCCGATACAGAGGCCATCTCACTATCAACAGCTTCTTCACCACGAGTACCGCCCGGTTGTTCAGGGATGTCGTTTGCCCACCCACGCTCATCATCTTCGCTATCCATAGCACTTAATGGTACGTTGGCAAGCTGCTCGTCCGTATAAGAGCCATAGAAAGCGCTTTTAGAGGCATTGTCGAACTCACTGGTACGAACTGACGCTATCTCGCTTTGAGACGCCCTCTGCGGCACATCTACAAAGCCATCAGGCACAGCTTCGCCCCGGAATGAATCGGCTCGATCTTCCAGTTGGGTCAGGGTATTGAAGTTAAACGAAGTGTTACCCTGTTTCGTCTGGAATGAATCTCCCTCATCTTCCAGTTGAGTCAGGTCTTTATTATGGACAATCGATCGCTCGGCGTGCAGATCGTTCTTTAATCCACGAAAAGGATAGAACATGGTGCTGCCCGACTGTTGATTAAGCGACTTGTAGCTGCCCTTTACAGCGATATAACCAGGCCCGGCAACTTGCTGTGCCACTTCGTCATATTCAGTATCGCGCGTATAAGTAGTGCTTTCGCGTGCACGATCGGGAAAGTGACTTACTTCAAAAGCACTGTCTACCGAGTTGTTCTCGCCGTACAGCTTGCGCACGTCGAGGAACGAGTTCCAACCCTGACTTCTGACTGGACTGTTCTTGTTGAACAGTGGGTTGTCGCTCTTTGATTTTCCAGCGATTACCGTTTCGGTACGCTTGGTAAGCGCATCCATACCGCCATTGCTTTCACTGAGCAAGAGCGCCAAAGATGAAGGCGGCATCCCTTTCTCGGCTTGAGCGCGCGGGGCAATATCTTTTAGGGTTTCATTTTGCCGATCGTACTTAAAACCTTTCAGTTTAGATCGATCGTTTTGTGCCGTTTCGATCCAGTTTTTGACATCATCGATTTTTGGAACAGTCTTACCATCACCACCATGATAGTCAGCATCATATTTAATCCACAGTTCCACCTCAGGCGTTTTCATACCCGTCTGATCGATGGTTGCTGAACCGGCACTGATATTATCCAGGCTATCTTGTGCATCATTCTTATTGAGAAATGCGCCGTTGACTACCTGCCCGGTAATCGAGTTGATGTCCAGTGAGTTTAGTAGCCCATCACCTTCCTCGCTATCACCGCCCATTCCTGATGCGTTCAACTCTAACTTACGCTCTTCACGAATCTTTCTCTTTTCTTCCCGAAAAGCGCCGCGTACCGAGCTGCCAAACGTCTGGTACGACGTTTTCAGCGCCATACTACCCTTGTCGGCGTCCCACCTAAAGACCTGATGCGCACCTTGCGCATGGGCTAGTGCGGCAATACCGAAAGCATCTTCACCCAACTCGCCAGCATTCTTCAGTAGTGGAGTCGTGAACGCCTGAGTTGCATAATGTCCCAGGATACGCTCTCGCGCTTTCCGCGCATCGTCTCCCAGGTAAAAGCTGCTAACCGGACGTTCCTGTGCAGAAACTTTAGCCGCATAATCAAGCGCTGCCTGTCGAGGAGCACCAGTAACGTTGGCAGTTTTGGTGAGGAACGTGCCCATCGTACCTGGATCGGTTGCACCACCTGCAAAATAGTTCGCACCAATGTACTGATGAAGCGGATCGGCTGTCGCCACATCTTTCTTTTTAGCCCAGGCGGTATAGCCGCGAAAGATGCTCTCGCCAAGTACGCGCTGTTGATCCTCAAGAACATCGGGCGTCAGCTTGCGCGATCCGGTAGTTGGCGGAGCGGTATAGGCCGTGCCTAACTCTTTACCGAGTTCAATCTTTTCTTTAAGCAGCGGGTCTTTCGAGAAATCACTGCTGTACAAACCGAACATGCCTTTAGGATAGTCTTTAGGCAGATCGGTTCGATATTCCTTCCAATCGACTTCCTGTTGGCTGACGCGGTTTGCTTTTGACCGTTTTTTATCATTCCGTGGCATAGTGACCTTTTAATAAATAAAAAGCCCTCACCCAGGGAACTCCTGGGCTTGGGCTTTGGCTTGTTCAGACTGCCGCATCTCGTCATAACCCTGCTCTATCCAGGGAACGACATACGACATAAAAAAGTAGGGCTGGTCGAGAAAACCGCCCGGCTCTGGATAATGCTGTTTATCCATATACATCCGAGCAAGCGTGATTAAGTGATTTAAGTATGCGTCGTTCTGTTTGCCGTAAAGGTAGTCTTTCAGCGTCTCTTCGAGCGCGTCAAGCCTATCCTCTACGTACTCTATTCCCCCGCTGGATTAACTGCCTCGACGGGCTTTACCGCGCCCCAGTTCGGCGCGACCGTCGAGACTTGCATCCACAGTTCATCAACCAACGTCGCTGGCATCTTGTCAAGAGCAGCCAATACTGCTTCAGGTGACGAGCCTGCGGGCAGAAACGGCTTGAACGATGCGCTAGTCGGGTCATCGCAAATATTCCCTTCAGCATCCAGACTGTTCTCGCTAGGGATGGTGGTGGACTTGAAAGTGTAAGCGAGTTCGTAACGAACGATGTCCAAACGGTTCGGGCGCGACGTCAAACTGGTCAATGCGCGTGCAACCGCCGCCTCGTCGCGAAAAGTGGGCGCGCGAAACGTCCATGAGGCATGGTCGCTGATGAGCGGCAAACGATAGGTGTGCGTATCGAGGACGGCGTATTTTCCCCAGGTGTTGGTCATTTTTATTCGAGTTCCTGTGCAGAAAGAGGCGGAGCGAGATTGCTCCGCCTTGATAAAACTAGGTGGCGTAAGACGTTTTGGTGTTGTGCAGAGTAACCGAGAACGGGCCAGCCGCAGCCGCTGTGTTGTCCGCGAGTACCGTGCCGGAGAAACTCAACACGACCTGGTTGTTACCACGCAAACCGATCGGTTGGCACGACCAGGCAATGTTCGAGTTTGCACCAGACGAGCCGTTGGCTGCGATGGTGATCGAGCTAGGAACGCCCGGATCGTTCTCGCGCTCGCTTTGGAAAGTCAGGTTCAAAGCGGCTTCGCGGTATACGTTCGGCAGCCAGGATGCCGGATAGGTAATAGAACCTGAACCCGTTTGCCCGTACTTCATCTTCTGGTACAGGCTGATGTCCTTGACCTTGGCAGTGAACTGAACTGTGATGCTGCGCATGACCACTTCGATGTCGTCCGGCGTATAGTGCCCGATAACCATCTGTTCGTCGAGCGGCATCTGGTTTGCCATTGTGATACTCGCTTCGAGTAGGGTCAAACCCGTACCCGTCGGCAGTTCAACCGTGCCCTTACAGGTCAGGAACGGATCGGACGCATCCAGGTACGTCGCTGCGTTCCAGGCGTCAGGCGTATTGGTGATCGAAGGCATACCAGCGCCGAGCACCGAGCACGTGCCACGTACAAAGTTGGCGGCTTTCGCCTCGATCTGAAGCGTCTCGATACGGCAGTCTGGCACAATGTCGCCAAAGTTACCAGCGCTAATGCGGCGGCGCATCGTGAAGTACGGCAGGTTGAACTGGTTCGCTTGAAAGTCAAACAAGTGCGTAGCGGTTGTCAACTGGCCCGTCGGTGCGGTGGTCGTAACTTGCCCAAGTGCGCCAAGTAGAAGGTAGCCAAGAAAGTTAGGACGTGGGATAAAGCGGAACTGGCCGCGACCGACAACGCCTACCGCTTTCACATCACGGATGAGCGGGCCGCTGCCAATCTCTTGATCGAGTGGCAGGTACATCGGTTCGGGTTCGATACCAGTGCCTTCACTGAAAAACTGATAGTGATAGGCCGTGTCGGTAACATTCGGAGTGCCTTTGGCGGTCTGTAAGGCAAACCCAAAATGACTGTTGAGTGCTGAGGTCATTGAACTAAATCCTTGCTAATAAGTAGCGCTAGTCAGGGTGACTACCGAGAATCGATACTTGCCATTCATGTTGTAGCTGTCCGGCGGGCCACCCCCTTGCAGGAAATGACTATCGGAGTCAGTGGACATCGCACCGCGAACGACGCGCTCGGTGGGTAGATTGAGCGCGGCATACGACACGCCGAGGATGGTGTGCTCGATACGCTCTTTGAGGTCTGAAGAAAGCGTCAGGGCGGGCAGTAATGCCTCGCCAGTCACTTCGAGCAGGAGTTGATACTTAACCGTAAAACGACGCTCCCAGTAGGCGCTGTTGGGCATCTCGACTTCGATGATCTCGTCCAACCAATCGTCCAGGTTATCTGGATCGTTAGGATGGACAGTCACCGAAATACGAGCTACGTCTGGTTCGGGTTCACCCTGTAATGCCCCTATTTTTACGATACCCGCCCGCAGGGGATCGTTAGCCCCTACGCGGTCAATCAAGGCGGCTTGCAACGCTTTCTGGTACAAGACAAGCAGGTCAACTGTAACACTCACCCGCGCCCCCTTCCGGGCCTGTACAGGTACACGCTGCCAGTCGGCGTATAATATCTGTTCATCAAGTCGTAATATTCACGCATCAGGTGTTCAGACTCAGGCGTTAACGGGTTGTCAGTGCGCGTATGGCCTGACTGATTGCGATCTTTATACCGATCGAGGTTCGCCTGTCTTGTCCGTGTACTGATAGCATTTTGCGCTTTGATGAACAGTATAATCGCACGCTGGTCGCGATCAGGAAACGATAAAACCGTTCCTGCGTCGGCGCTGTGAGTTGGTACAATGTGTTCAGAGTCGTAAACGAGGTACGCAAGTTCATCGGTCGTCTGGTTAAAATACAACTGCCCGCCCTGTACCCAATACTGGGTTGGGCGGACGCCGTGATAAATCCCCAGATAACCGACTTGCTTGTAGCGCCATCCTTCACGCTTATGAAGCTCCTCAAGCAGTCTCCCTTGCGGGACGTGTACTTCGCGCGCGGCCTGAAAATCATCAGGCAGTGTGGTATTATCCGTCCCGTTCGTGGTCAACTGTGCTTCATGTATCAGAGGGTTGTAAACCGAATAATCGTGCATCGCCCATTTGAAGTACAGGTACATCAAATCGTCGGTGATACGCGGGTTATCAGGGTTCTCGTGAACATCCAACCGAGTCATACTGCGAAACTCACCCCAGGTGGTTGTCATCATCCACTTCCTGTGCAGGAACTAGGTGGACGAGCCGCCAGAGATGATCAACTCAGTCCATTCCGGTCGGAACATCTGGAACTTACCGAACATGCGCCAGCCGATGCGGTTCAACATTTGCAAGTCGTCCATCTTGGGCGGCATCACGATGGTCGGCATTTCAGCCACGCCAAGCGCAACCGCCGGGCCACCGATGATGTTACTGTAGTTCAGGTCAACGCCGTTCGTCACGTAGTCGCCTGCCAGGTGCGCTTTGAGCAGCGGCTTATCGAAGGACAAAACGTTTGAACCGATACTGATGATCAGGCGCGTTTCCTGCGTACCGTCATCTTTGTTTGGCGCAAAAGCACCCGAACCGTCCGCATCATTGACCGTCTGGCTGTGGATCGTCACGTATTGACCGACCGCAAAACCGCTGGATGAAACCACCGGAACGGTACGCGGAGCAACAGCATCAGCGGCGGTCGTGTAGACGCCGAATACGCTAGCTGCACCACCCTGCTGTGGGATCGTGTTCGAGGTAAGCGTGCTTTGGAAAATCACCTTACCCGCATTGCGATGCCGGGCGCGCGTGCTTTTCACGTAACGTACACCGTCCCATGCGCCGACTTCGTTCTTCATCTTCATTTCAGCGTGCTGATACTTCAGGATGTCGATCCACTTCGTTTGCACGGTAGGCGTACCAGTGCGGATGTCGTGGATGACGCGCGGGGAAGTGATGCCGATTACAGCGGGTTCGCCACCGTCCGAGATGTTTACCAGACCGGGAATCAGGCGTTCTTGCAAGTGCGTGAAAGCCAGGCCGCCCAGGTCGGGGTCAAAAATGTCTGTCGATGTGATCTGGAAGCGATTCGTGTGCCCACCCGCATAGGTGACAAACGGAGCGCTATTGAAAGCGTTCATAGCCAGAATATCGAGCGTCTCAACCATGTTCTGACCGAGCTTACCTTGCACGAGTCCGCGAAAGTCGCCGTTGTTGAAGAAGTTGACGTATTCGGTAAAGTCACTGAACTTCATCACGTCGCCATAGAGCGCAACGTTGAGCGTGACCGAACGTGAACCCATCTGCATACCACTGAGGAAGTAGCTGGTTTCGCTGATGGCATTCCAGTACGGCTCGGTATCGTAAACTTCGGAGAAGACCATCTGCCCGGCTGCCTTTGCCGCGAAGTCAACCTTCGTCTCGACGTAGGGCACGTACACGGAGTTGTTGCGCAGGGTATCGAGCAGCATCTGGTCGTAAAACGGACGCAGGCCACCAGTCAGTGTTCCCGAAACTACTGATCCAGTATCAAAAGTAAAAGCCATCTAAGTAACCTATTTCTGTTTACGCGCCCAATCAAAGTATTGATTTTGCAGAGCGTTGTGTTCAGGCGTACCGAACTTGGTAGCCTTTAACTGACTCTGCCAGGCATCAGTGGTCGCAGGAGTCGTGGGCGTAGTTTGCCCCTGCGCAAAACCTGGGGTGACTCCCTGCCGAAGTTCGGCTTCGCGAGTCGCCGCGACGTTCGTCCCGAAGGTGGCGAAAGACTTGAAAATCTCTGCCTGTGCTTCAACGGTCGGAGCACTTGGGATGTGAGGAATAAGCGAAAGTAAGTTCGCTTTAATCGTGGCTGATACGTCCAGTTTCGCCAGAGCGTCGAACTTGATCCGATCGGCTTGGGCGGTTTGCAACTCCGCTTTGGTGCGCGCCAGATCGTCGCTCATGACTTTGGCAGCCTGTTCACGTTGGGCAATGGCTGCTGCCGTTTCCGCCTCTTTGTTGGTCAGGGTAGCCTGCAGATTTCCCAGTTGGGTAGCCTGCGCGATGTTCCCCTGCAAAGCAGTTTCTTTGGCCGCGTACAATGCGTTGTAGTTGGTCTGGAGTGACTTGTAAGCCGCTTCCCAGTTCGTAGTCGAGGCCGGAGTATTCCCGACGGTTGGCAACTGCTGTTCCGGCGGTACTGTCTGGTCTGTCATGGTATTCCTTCGTTGTTTTAGTGAATGGCGTGCCCGGTAAATGAAGGGCACGCTCTAAGTGGGGTTATTTTTCGGTGTACATTTTCCCGCGCCAGATCGCCGTGAGTCCGCCCGTTCCTGTGCAGAAAGGCACGTTCTCGAAGGCAAGTTGGCCTGAGTCGTACACCGTGATCAAAAGCACGCCCAACTGCCAGTTTGGATGCAGCATGTAGAGCGGCTCTAGTTCACATAAGCAGTAGGACTGGATGCCAAAAATCACTTCCTTGTTAGGTTTGGTGATCGCCAGTTCGTTGTAACGGTGCAAATGTCCCATCACCACCGAACCATCATAAAAGCGTCCAGCCATTTGAGCCGCGACAGACATACGTGAACCATGTGTCAGCGTCAACGTATCCTTGATCCGCCACTCTCTGTTTTGCTCCCAGTTGTCACGTTCCCCGATCCAGGTGAAGCCGTACTTATCGAACTCGTGTAAGTTCGCATAGTCCAGTACGTTCAAACCGTGGATTTCAGGGTGCTGCCACATATAACGCAGCCAACGCTCGTTGTGGTTGCCCAGGATGGGACGGTAGTAAATACTGCGCCCCTTCCCGTCTCGCCAACCGGGTTGCAAAATGTCCTTCATCTCGACCATGCGTCTGTGCCAATAGTCGAGGTCGGCTTGCTGATTTTTGACGCGCGCCGGGTCTTTATCGAAATGTGACACCGAGTAAAAGTCTCGATCGTCACTGCATATCGGCACGGCGTGCGGTTCAAAATCCGCGCTGATACGCAGCGCCAGCAGCCATGCCCGCCGATCCTCGAACGGAAAGTGTTGATCGGTCAACCAGGCGATTCGCATTGTTCCGCTCACTCTTGGCTGGCCGTTTCACTGGCAGGCGCTGCGCCAGTATTATTGCTTGCCATCTCAAGCTCGGAGTTTGTTTTCTGTTGTTCTTCGATGCGCGTGATTTCACCAGGAATATCACGCATATCACCGAACATTTTCAATGCGGTTTCAAGCGAGATAAGCTGCGGTGTGGTGCTCATGCGCTGGACAATCTCGTTAGTCACGTCGATGCGCGCCCGTGGGATGATTTGACTCCACATAACATTGCTGCGCGTGCGCTTGTGCAGGTTGTAGATGATCGGATCGACCGTGTTTGGCTTATGCGCCTCAAGGATTTTGATACCCTTGTCCATCAGGCGTTTATAGGCCGACCCGTTATACATCCGGCTGCGCTTGATTGCACGCACTAACGGCCACATACGCAGGGCTAGCGTTGCACCAGAGCGCTGACTGCCCTCGTCCTTACCGAACGATACGGCTGATGTCCCGGCGGCTGTAATAGCCCAATCGTACAGAAACTCGACATGTCTAAACGCTTCCACCGGCACGGGATGGCGCGACTCCAACATGTCCAACCTGGGTGGTTCATTTGCGCCTACCACTCGCCCAAAGTTCCAGATCACACTGGCTGATAGCGGATAGTTGCTTTGGTTGAAGTTCGCGGGCAAGTTATAACCAAAACGGATAGGATGCGTATTGTAGTTCAACGACTCGCCAATATCCGCTATGCGCATGTTCACTTCATCGGACACTCGGTAAATGTCGTCGATGACTGCTTCTCCATAGTAACCACTCGACCTGAAGCGCGGGATGTACTCGAACGGAATGATCCCGTAAGGATTTTTACCCGACAAACTGCCGATAACCATCTGCCCGATGCGCGTCTCGTAACGGTCAAGCGTCCAGTGTTCAATGCGATTGACCCACTGCTGCCCGCCCGAATAACCATACAGGCTCTGCGCCACTGTACCCGGCAGCAGGACTGCCACATAGCACTCGATCAGCTTGTTATGATCATCTGGATGCCAGATGGGATAAAAGGCAGTCGTATCGATGCGCTCAAAGAACAGGCCGCTCTCTTTTTCAATATCGAACTTGACCTTGAGGACACCGCCACCATAACGGTTCTGATCGAGTGCCACTTCCCACAGCCGTTGATCCATCTCGTTTTCATCAAACGCAAAGTTCCAAAAGCGCTTGAGACGAGCTGCATCTTCCTCTGACACCGGATCATCGATCGGTTCGCGTGAGTCGAACTCAAAATCAACCGATCGATCTTCCCATTCGCCAAACAGCGCATCGGACAAAGCCACACACAGAAGCTTTGAAATATTGAGGCCCACAGGTTGTACCAGCGCCGGAGCGCCGTCATTTTGCGCCTCGGACACTGGCAGCCGATCCTCGAAGATTGCGCCAGAGTAGTATTTGAACAGATTGATGTAGCGCTGGAACTGAAATGACCACTGGTCAGTTGGCCCAACTACAACGCCTTTACCTAGATCACTCCACCAGGGCGCTGCATTGGCTATGCTATTGAATGAATCGAACATTAATCACCAATGGGAAATAAAAAGAGCCATCCTTATTAAGTTAGGGATGGCTCTCCAGGGGTCTGGTCGAGTGAGGGTTAGGTAAACTTGACTCGCTTGATGACTAAACCAATGTCAGTCATAATGTGAACTTCAGCCCACATGGGGCATCCGTCCTGAAACGTCAAGTTATAAAGGATTTTTGCATCGCTAATACGGCAGAACCTGACTAGAGCCGCTTCAGGCTGCCTTAGTTCCATTTTGGAAGGGGCAGAAGGCGATGTGGGAAGTGACGCGATGCACAGTTGGGGGAAACTCCCGAAGCGTATATCGCGAACAACTTTAACCATCCTTGTCTCAAAAGCATCAAGAGACATGGTGAGCATGATGTTACCTGTATGTTATAGTGATTGTTCGATTTTGTCAATCACTTGCTGCCTTTCAACTCTTGAATCAGTGGTTGTAAAGCCGCCCGAACGGTAAATGACCGATTGAATGACATATACACGTCGGGCAGGAGTGTTACACTGTGGGCAAAACAACGGATTGTTTCGCTCAGAAAGTGGCCGGATTGCCTCTATTTGATGATGGTTTTCACATTCGTACACGTATAGCGCCATCTATCTCCTCCTCGCATTCCGTTTCAGAGACGCGATTTTTCGCACACGCCTGGGACTATTAGCAATCGCTTCCTGTGCAGGAACGGACGATTTTGTCATTATTCCTACAAACAACAGGCCAGCTAGAATGTTAACCTGACATAGAGTAGGCGTTCTCTCTGCGGAGAATATCTTAAACCCGTGTCGCATTTTAGTCAAATAGCCTGCGTAGAACCAATAAGCCCCCAGTCGTATAAGCCGGTAGCGCTCGGTATGATCCTGTCGATAAAGCACTGGCATAAGATACCTCTTTAGTATATCGAGCGACTAACATTACTACAAAGTTCAACGGCGACGTTCGTTAGCCTGCCTGCCAACTCCACGCATTCCGATTCGTATCACTGGTACTGCGTTGGTGCGCCTGTCCATTGATGGTTTATCGATCAATCGTGCAAGGTAGGCGATCTGTGCCAATGTCATCACGATGTCTTGTGTCAGCTTTTTATCGTCAAGTTTGTATTCAGCCATTTGCCTGAACAAGCCAGCGATAAACGGAAAGCGGAACTGTTGTCCCGTGATTGCAATGGATAGTGCATTGAGCATCCCTTGCTTATCTTTGGCAAAGTTCAAAGCATCAGTCGCAATGCCAACTTCCTCAAAGGCCAGTTGATCGAGTGCCATCCCCGGCCCAGTCGCATCAATGCCTTTGAACAACGGGCTGTACAGTTCCATGCAATACTTGAAAGACTGAATGAACGGCTGGTACTTGCCGTGACCAGAAATCCAGTCAAAGTACACCAGTTCATAGGGGTACACACTGGTATCGAAACAAGCAACCACGGCAGCATTGCGGCGTGGTACGTCACCAGCACCCGGATCGCCCGCCATAATGTAGCGATGACCCGCAATAGAGGGTACTTCATAGTGCGTGATGCCATAGCGCGGGTGGGCATCCTGTCGATAACCCGGTCTGGCAGGCAATACAAGTCCTGCTTCACTGACCGGATTGATTGCTTCCTCAATACGATCGTTCAACATGATCGACTGGCACGCCTCGATCGAGCGCAGCGGAAAGACCGAATCGCCATAATCAGGAAACTCGGCATTGAGTTCCACTCTGATCTGCTCGTCGGTCATGCCCGCTTTCATCAGTTCGATCTGTTCGGCGTGCAATGATGTGTTTTCCCAGATCACCGATCGCAAAGACAAGTAATGTTTGGGATCGTATTCGGGATTGCCAGCCTCGCCACGTCGCCATACATCTTTGAACCAGGCCGTTGCTGCTGGCGAACTGGTCAGATCGAGCCGTGCCATACGCGGCACTGATGGTTGCCCGTCCCTTTCGGGAAGGCGATTACCACGCAAACGACCGCGCAGGGTAGGCACGGTTTCCGGTGATGTCTCGAAAGCCGCCTCGTCCAAGTTTGCTCGATCGAACTCAAGACCACGGATATTCTTAGCTTCGTAGCCAATCGTGCGAAACGTCCAAGTCGATCCGTTGGTAAAATAGATCGTTGGATAGGGTCTGTTTTTGATGTCGGCTATGTGTGGTTCGAGGCGCTTGTTGTCCTGCAGGATGACCAGTAAGGTCTGATATTGAATCTCTGCTTGTACGCTGGTGATCGAGGTTGACAATGCCTTAAAACGGGGCAGCGTAAGACAATCAGTGCAATAGCTGATCATTGTGCCAAAGGTTTTGCCCGACGCAATAGAACCAAGCCATGTCACATTAGGATGCAGTGCCTGGTGAAACATAAACTGCTTTTTTAAGACTTTATAATCAAAGTAATATTGAGCAAATAAGTAGTAGCCGCCACTGGAACGAAGTCCCAATGGCAGCATTTTAGAGTCGGCTTGCGAAACAATCATAGCGATAATGCCTTCTGCATGAACTTTTCCATCGGAGTTTCAATAACGACGTTTGAAACACGCTCCTTTACGATGTCTGTCCATGGACGACCGGTACGCTTATCTATGCCAAAATCATTGACCGCGAACGGGCGTCCCAACTGTGCCGCTGCCACGGCGGTTGTACCTGATCCGCAAGTCGGATCGACCACCAGATCGCCAGGTGCGCTGAACATCTGAATCAGGTATTTGAACAGACGCACTGGTTTTTGAGTCGGGTGCAGACGCGGGATGTCCGTATCGCCACATTCAAAGATGGTCGTCGGATAACGCCCGCCGTCGCTGTAGCTATCTTGCTCATTATAGTTTTTGTACACTTCGGTATAACCCGTGTTGGCGTCTCGGTGGCTGTGATACGCCTTGCCAGGTGTCATAGCCGGATAATACGGCAAACTTCCTGCACAGAAAACAATTACCGTCTCGTGGCGCAGCATCGGACGTACTTTAGCGTTCAAAAAACCAGTTACACGGTGTTTGTCCCACACTATATCGAGCTTGTAGTCTTTCAGGTTACTGCATACCATCATCGACTTGAAAGGTTCTTGTGCGGTACTCAGGAACACACCGTCAGGCGTCAGCACACGCTTAACCGCAGGCCACAACGTCTCGAAAGGAATAATGATGTCCCAACCCGGCGTACCGTCCTTGTTTTTAGCTCCAGCCGCCGTAGTTCCATAAGGTAGGTCGGTTGCTATTATCGGTACAGACTGAGGTTCGAGTGTATTGAGGAACTCGATCGCCTCAAGATTTGAAATGATGTTGTTCAGCATAAGCGATTACAGCGTCCTGTTGTGAAGATGTCATTTGCGGAAGGTATCGCGTGATAGTGTTCAAAGTCTTTGAGTATTCGTATAAAGCAAGCGCAGCTTGTACTCGTTGATTTTCCAGACGATTTAAGAGTTGCGCGATAGTGTTTTTCATCACTAAAGTATCGGTAGGATCAGAACTAACCGATTTATCCGGCTCGGCAGACGTATCCATTGAGGTTTTCCTGAAAATGAAGATAATCTCAATGTATCATAGGAATATTATGCAGTCAACGGTACTGGCCGTGACCAGTAAAGCAGGGGAATCATAAAGCGACAAGCCGGAGTTCGATGGGTTGCCTTGTAAATATCTCACCGACAACCACTCGCCCATCGTTTACAGGTGTTCGACAGA